TCCGCTACAGGCGATGATGAATTAGATGATGAGTTTGTTGGTGCAAACAAAAACAGAGTTATGGCTGCTTTCAAAAGAAACCAAAAAGGCAAAACAACATCAAGATTTTTAACTAATGAATTTATAAAGGAGATTGCATAATGGCGATACAAATGGAAATAATACCATCCGTAAATTACGATAAATTTCAAGAAGCAATAGTTCATGTGGGCAAAGGTCCATGTGTTAAGTTTGATTGTCCTAGACAATCATTATGTGCTGAAGAAGAAGTCGAATGTAAGGCATTTAGGTATTGGGTCAATAATGATTCTTATACCACAATGAGAAAAGGTAAGAAGACTTCTATATCAGTTGACATAGAAAGATTACTAAAGGATATAGAATGATACAAGCAGAGAAAGGTAAACAAGGAGAAATGCTATGTGCCAATATCTTGGCGAGTGGTGGTTGGCTTTGTTTCTTTCCAGAAAATAAGTTTGCCTCACAAGCAGACATTAAGGCAGTTCATTGTGTCAGTGATGAAGTAAAAAGAATTGAAGTTAAAACACAAACACCATATGCATTTAAAGAAATGTTATCATATCCATGGACACCTGCTCAGATAAAAAAAATTGATAAGGTTGATGAGATATGGTTTGTTTGCACTAGTGATAATAATATAAGGTCAAACATAAAACAAAAATTGGCAAAGTGGGAAGGAAATGTTTATAAAGTAACCTCGCAAGAAATGAAAGATTACATTAAAAGAAATGAAAGAAATTCTAGTATCTATAAGTTTGATGAGAAGACTGGATTGCTTTGGTTCAATTATCCAATCAATAGAATGGAGTTTGTTGGTAAAGTAGATACAACATCATTAAGAAATGATGGCACCACTGCATACACTAGTTATGACTCTAAGAAAGGACAAATGAAATTATGAATGAAGACACATTAAAAAGTTATGTCGCATACGCTAAGGGCGAAACAATAGATGATACGATATATCCTTTTGTGAGAGATGTGTTGGAGAATTATGCATCTGGTGAACTTAAAGAAAAGATAGTTACCGAGATATTGGGTTATACTCAATCGCTAGATTCGATTCATGGATGTGATGCTTTTAACAATGAAAGACCAGTAGAAATTAAGTGTGAAACTGCCACACCTTTGTCTGGTAGAGCGTCTTGGACATCTACTAATAATGACACCAAGGTGCAAAAACTCAGAGATTCGGACCAAGAGTTTGTTCTTGCTGGGTGGTCTACAAAGGGTAGATTGATATACATTATATCTTGTAATCTTAATGACACCGATATTATTGATAATGTAGAAGAGTGGATTAATAGATGTAAGGTGAGAACAACTAATATAACACCAAAGACAACCCATGTTCAACTAGGAAATGCCGAACTAAACTTCAAATTAATTAACGAGAAGTATATTGATGGTAATATTAATAAGAACTTTTTGAAAAAGTTTCCTATTAATGGTTGACAATGACTATCACTTTTTAGTAGGATGGACACTGATGAAATATTTACATAAGGAGACTAAATGAGTAAATGGACATATGACCCCACCGAGTCGGTCAATATCGGTGGTAAAAACTTTCACATGACCCAACCTAGAAAAGAGTTTATTGATGCTCTTAAATCGAAATATCCTAATCAACTACAGTTCACTAAAGAACAGTTTGATGCAATAGGAGAATTTCCATATTGGTTAAAATCAAACAGATACAATTTCAAAGATGGTGCTGTTTTTAATCTTCAACCAATTCTTGCAATTGATAATAATGGCACAACTGTTGCAGTTCCTCAACCAGAGGCTACAGTAAAAGTTGCAACTGTTCCGAGTCCACAAGTTCAGAACATGCCTGTTGCGGCTGCTACTCAATCAGTAAATCTGATTGATGATAAAGTCAAAATCATTCCTGAGAAAATGTCGAACTATGTTCCTTTTGGACATTTTAAAGATGTTAAAGGTATCTTAAAATCGAAATTGTTCTTTCCTGTTTTTGTAACCGGCCTTTCAGGTAATGGTAAAACATTAATGATTGAACAAACATGTGCTCAGTTAAAAAGAGAATTGTTCAGAGTGAACATTACTATTGAAACTGATGAAGATGATTTAATGGGTGGACACACTTTACAGAATGGCAACATTATCTTTAGAGAAGGTCCTGTTATTAAGGCGATGAGAAAAGGCGCTGTCTTACTTCTAGATGAAGTAGACCTAGGGTCTAATAAACTCATGTGCTTACAATCAGTTCTAGAAGGCAAAGGTTATCTAATCAAGAAAACTGGTGAGTGGGTAACTCCAACACCTGGGTTCACGATTGTTGCAACTGCAAATACTAAGGGTCAAGGTTCAGAAGATGGCAAGTTCATAGGAACTCAAATCATGAACGAGGCAATGTTAGAGAGATTTGCGATTACAATGCAACAAGAATATCCTCCAGTAACCACTGAGAGAAACATTCTTAAAAAAGAAATGGCATTGACAGGTCCTGTTGATGAAGATTTCTGTAAGAAACTAGTTGATTGGGCTGACATAATCAGAAAGACTTATTATGAAGGCGCCATTGATGATGTGATAACAACAAGAAGACTTGTTCACATCGTAAACGCTTTCAGAATGTTTGATGACAAGTTAAAGTCAATAACAATGTGTATCTCTAGATTCGATGAAGAAACTAGAAACGCTGTTCTTGACCTTTACACCAAAGTCGATGCTGGGGTAAATCCTTTAGAAGAGGAAAACCCCCTTGCAGAAGAAGACGCTTCGGAGTATAATGGAGACGATGAGTAATAATATAGATTACAAATACAACGAGAAAGAACTCCTCAAGGAGTTCTCTCTCTATGTAGATAAAACTTATGAACAACATTACTCTAAAGACAAATTTCAAGCTACAGAGTTCATCATGGATGGTGGACATGGCGAAGGTTTTTGTATTGGGAATATTTTAAAATATGCCCAAAGATACGGAAAGAAGGACGGTTATAATCGTGCCGACCTGTTGAAAGTTATCCACTACGGATTTCTTGCTTTATATAATCACGATACATTTATGGAGACTAACGAATGAAAATTTCAAGTGAAACTCAGGCGATATTAAAAAACTTCGCCACAATTAATTCGGGTATAAAAGTTGGTTCAGGTAATCAACTTACTACAATATCGAATATGAAAAACATTCTTGCGGTTGCAAATGTTCCAGAAACATTCAACCAAGAGTTTAGTATATACAACCTAGTAGAATTTCTAGGTGCAATAAGTCTAACAGATAATCCAGACTTTAATTTTAGTGAGGCATCATTAAGTATTACAGATGCAGATACATCTTTAACTTATTTTTATGCATCAGAGGGCATGGTAATGTCTCCTGAGAAGATGATAACAATGCCAGAGGCAGAGATTAGTATTGAATTATCATCAACACTATTAACTGAATTACAGAAAGCTGCTTCAGTTTTAGGCGTCAATGATTTAATCATGACATCAGATGGTTCAAAGATTGAACTACAAGTAACCGACAAGAAGAATCCAACTTCGAATACTTTCTCTAGAATAGTAGGAGAAGGAAATGGTTCTACTTTCACCATGAACTTCAAGATTGAGAACTTGAAAGTTTTAGATGGCAACTATGCAGTTGCAGTATCATCGAAAGGTATATCTCATTTCAAGAATAAAGATATAGACCTTGAATATTTTATCGCTTTAGAACCTGATAGTTCTTATAGTGCTTAATAAATATATTATGTGTGAAATAGCGCCAGTCTCCGCTCTTTTCATGGGAGTATTAGAAACTCATCATCATTGGTCTAATACACGAACACTCGGTGGGGTTTGTTCTTTTTAATTATGAGTAAAGAATTTTTATATGTAGAAAAGTATCGACCACAAGAAATTATCGATACAATTTTGCCTAAAGGCGTTAAAAAAACATTCAATGAATTTGTTTCTAATCAAGAAATACCTAATCTTTTATTGTGTGGAACGGCAGGAACAGGCAAAACAACGGTCGCTAAGGCGTTGTGTAATGAGTTAGGAGCTGATTTTATTGTTATAAATGGCAGTGATGAGGGCCGACTTATCGACACTTTAAGGACAAAAATCAAGAATTTTGCATCTACTGTATCACTTTCTGGTGGTCCAAAAGTAGTTATTTTAGATGAGGCAGACTATATATCTGCGGATAGTGTTCAACCTGCACTTAGGAACTTCATAGAAGAGTTCTCCGCTAATTGTAGATTCATCTTTACATGCAACTATAAGAACAGAATCATAGCGCCATTGCACTCCAGATGCACGGTAATCGACTTCGCAATACCAAATAATGAGAAACAAACTCTCGCTATGGAGGCATTAGGAAGATTAAAGTATATCTGTAATGATGAAGGTATCGATTTTGATGAGAAGGTTCTTGTAGAACTTATCATGAAATTCTTTCCAGATTTCAGAAGATGTATCAATGAAGTTCAGAGATATGGTGCATCAGGTGTCATCGATAGCGGTCTACTAGCGACGCTTTCAGAGGAAAAACTAACACCTCTAATCGATATGTTGGCAGATAAGAACTGGTCTGGAATGAGAAAATGGGTTGGTCAGAATTCAGATAATGATTTTAATTCTTTATATAGAAAGGTATTTAATGCTCTGGAACAGAGATTAGAACCTGCATCTATACCTGCGTGTGTATTGTTTATTGCAGACTATCAATACAAATCTGCATTTGCAATGGACAGCGAAATCAATTTCGTTGCATGTTTAACTGAAATAATGTCGGAGTGTAAATTCAAATGACACAATATGATGAAGTAGTAGAACACCAAAGACTTCTTATAGAAGCAGAAGAGTGGTCGTGGGGTTTTAAATCCTTACATGTCCACGCAATACAATCATGTTGGTATGAAACAGAAGAAACAAAAAAACACACCGCAGATGGAACTAGTGTTACCGATATTCAGTATAACAACGGTGTAATAATCAGAAGTAAGAATGGAAAAGAAATTCATCGATTTGGTAAAGCAAAAGAAGGTGAAGAACTTGTTCGTTCTTATGTAAGAAATAGTCAAAGATGACTAAAAGAAATCCATTCGATTTCGTAAAGTCGGTCTCTTACGACAAAAAAGACATCATGGTTGATGATGTCGAAGAGAAAGCCTATCAACCATTCTTAATCAATAAAGCATTATCTTATCATCAAGATTCTGTTTTTCTTGTAAACGAAATGAATGTTCGTCATAGCATGGACAATCGCCTTCAATACTTGTTTTTCATAAATACTCTTAGAAAAAGACAAAGATTTTCGAAATGGCATAAACCTTACACAAGTAAGAAGTTAGATACAGTGAAGAGTGCCTTTGGTGTATCAACTCAAAAAGCCAAAGAATATCTAGAGTTATTAAATGATAAACAGTATCGTGACTTGAAAAACAATATGAAACTTGGTGGCAAGAATAATGGATGAATACGATTTAGTAAAAGACCTAATAGAAATTACCTTTCCTGAGAAGGACGACTTTTTAAAGATAAGAGAAACCTTATCTCGTATAGGTGTGGCATCTAGAAAAGAAAAAGAACTGTTTCAATCATGTCATATACTCCACAAAAAAGGCAAGTATTACATTGTTCATTTCAAAGAACTATTTAAACTAGATGGTAAACCAACCAACTTCGATGAGTCAGATATTGCTAGAAGAAACACTATCGTAGATTTATTAAGACAATGGAATCTAGTATCAATAGTTATTCCTACTTCAATCGCAGAGCCTAGAGCACCACTATCTCAGATAAAGGTTATACCTTATAAAGAGAAATCAGAGTGGAAATTGACTCAAAAATACTCAATCGGCAACTCAATTTCATAAATACCTCTGTTAATTAATTTAACAGGAGTAAATATGTTAGAATTCATAGAATACATCATACGGATAATTCAAGTTATCCCTTGGTTAGTTATGGGTGCATCATTAGTTGCAGCTTTAACACCAACTCCAATAGACGATGGTCTAGTCAAAAAGGCTTATAAAGTCCTTGATTGGTTCGCATTGAATGTTGGGAAAGCAAAGGACAAATAATTCCAAAAACCCCCTTGTCGATTATTAGGTTACCAAGTATAATGGTAACTACATAATAAAAGCAGAGGTAAAATTATGGAATATGTTATTGCAATAGCAGTTATCTTAGTTGTAGGATATCTTGCGTTTCCTCAAAAGTTTCAAGACTTTTTTGGAAGTTCAAGTTCTTCTAGTTCGACTACTACAACTCCTTCGCCGGCACCGGCGCCAGTAGTTGCAGATACGAACAACAACGGTATTACTTCGAAAGCTGAACTTAAA